CGACGGAGCAAAGCGGTTTGCCGGAACGCTCAACAAGGTCTTCGGGCCTCGCTACGACGAGACTGACTTCCTGCAGTTTTGTCTACACGAGCGTTTGCCGGTCACGATGAGCAACAACAGCGACCCGCTCTCCGACCTGGAGGCCGAGCACGGCTGCACGCTGGACTATCTGCACACGCTTGCAGACTTGGGCTTCCCGCTGCAAATTCTGACGAAGCTTGGCGGATGGAACAAGCTTGACCGGGATAGGTACATCGACGCATTCAAGCGGTTCAACGGCCAGATGTGGGTGGCCGTGACATTCTCGTGTACAGAGGAAGCCCAAAAGCGCGACTGGGAGCCCAACGCGCCGACGCCTGCCGAACTCAAGCGGTTCATCGGCGAACTGACGGCCGAGGGCATCGACGTGGCTGTCCACATGGTGCCGATGATTCCCGACGACAGCTTTCCGAACGGCCCCTGGGATGAAGCAAAGACTTACCGTTCATTTCTCGAGGAACTCAAGTCGCTCGGCGTTTTCGGCGTGACGGCCGCCCCATTGTCTTTCGACGTGACCGACGCGCGGGTACTGACGCACCGGGAGAAGGACTGGGTGAAGGCGCACGAGTGGTGCAACGTCACCGCCGAACGGCCATGGAAGGCCTACCACACAGACGCTTCGATCATGCTGCACATCAGCACGATTTGGCGCGACTTATGCCGGGACATCGGCTTGACGTTTGGGTGCTACCAGCACTTCGGCGGCCTACTCGACACCGAGCAGGCGTTCATCCCGACGCCGGACTGGCATCAACGGCCAGGGTGTTGGCATGATGCTACGGAGCTACTGAGGGCAGAGGGCGCCCCTGTGCTGACGACCACGAAAGACGTGGCGATTGTCCAGGCGCGAACTGTGCCGTGGAAAGACCGACTCTTCTCTGCAAAGAGCATCACAGGGTTGCTGCCACACGGCTCGAGAACTGCGGATGACGAAATGGCGATAGAGTTGCTTCCTGAGTTTCTGGCAGCAGCAGATATCATGCACGCACAGCTTGAGACGCTGGGCAAAGTGAGCGACACAGCATGGATCGACATGGCGGCGAGTTGCGTCACAGACAGACCTGGGGGGCAACTTGTCGATGAAACGGGCGGCTATCTGTTGTGCTACGACAAGACTTGTCCGCGCCCCGCTATGTCAACGTGCCTTTCGGGGCATGGATGGGATGGGCGTCCACTAAGCGAGGTCGTCGGCTTCGCAGACATGATGGCAAAGGAGCGTGTTGAGAATGGATAAGTGGCGTGAGTTCATGCAGTCTAGCGGCGGCGGCGGCGGAAGCGCCGGGTCGAGTTTCGTCAGAAGCGGTAGTCGTGGAGGGTCTGGGTCATACTGATGGCTTTGTCCCCCACCATCGAGCGCAAGGTCGCAGCACTCGGTCTCAAGCAGGAGCACGTCTTCGGTCTTCTGGACCCCGGCGTGCTCCTGCCGCTTTCATCCATTAGCCCCAACGTATACAACCCGAAGACGTGTGAAGACGCGCGCCTTCTCTCCATCGCTCAAAGTTTACGCCGCAAGCAGTGGCAACCATCCCAGGTGGCTCTCGTTTGGCGGGACCCTGACGGTGCCACGGAGTACACGCTGATCGACGGCGAGCATCGTTGGATGGTCTGCAAGCTGTCCGGCTTCACGCATTACCCTGTAGTCGTGGCAACGCAGGTGACGACCCGCGAGCAAGCCACGGAAGTCACGCTGGCCTTCGAGGAGGCCCGCGCACGCAAAGACAAGCGCAAGTCGGCGGACCTCCTGATCCAAGCGGCGGTCCGTGGCGATGACGACTTCTTGACCCAGGTGCTTCGGGTGCGCGACCCAGAGCGCCTGCGGGCAGCGGCCTTACAGCGAGAGCAGTCCGTCAACGCAGCACGCGAAAAGGCTGCAGAGCAGAGAGCCTCGGCTCCGCGCACGGTCACGCTCGTGATGACCGGGGCACAGTACGACGAGTACCAAGCCGCGCTGGGCAAGGCACGCACAGTCCTTGCCAGGGCGCAGAACACGATAGGGATGGTGACGGACTTGTCGGACGGTGATGTGGTGGCCGTCGCGGCGGTCCTGCGGAATGCCAGGTGAACCGAAAGACCCCAAGCGGCCAGGAAGGCGCCCTGAGTTCAGGCGTTTCCCTGAGAAGCTGGCGATCTTTATGGACGCCATAGCGGCCACGATGCCATATGAGCTTGCCTGCGATCAAGCCGGATTCAGCCGCTCGGCATTTTACCAGTGGAAGGCCTGGGGCGAAGAGGGGTATCAGCCTTACGCGGACTTCCTGGAGGAGCTACGCGCGCGGGAGGCGGAAGCCGTCTTTCTGATGCACCAGGACCTGAAAGCCGCTGGGGTCTCTGGCAATATCAACGCGATCATGTTCCTGCTGAAGGCTCGTTACCCGCAACACTACTCGGAGACCGTGCGCCAGGAGCACACCGGCGCCAACGGCGGGCCGGTGCAGGTCCAAACCATCCCGCTGCCTGTATTCGGGCCCAACGACCCGCTGAACCACTTCGACCACGCACAGGAGGAGCCAGATACCAGTGGCGACGACGACCCAGGCGAGTGACCGCCCGCCGGATCGACCGGCGAGGGGCGAGACGCTCGACGAGTTCTGCCGCCGCCACTATGGATATCACCGTGGCCAGCAGGCATTCATCAACGACCGCAGCATGTTCCGGGCGGCCATCGCCGGCATCGGCGGGGGCAAGACGGAAGTGGGGGCCTTCGAGGCTGTCCGGCACTGTGTGGCATATCCGGGCATGAAGGGCCTGATCGTAGCTCCGACCTACCGGATGCTCAACAGGTCAACGCGGCTTGTCCTGCTCAAGGTGGCAGGATGGTGGGGAGACATCCTCGGCGTCAAGGAGTACAAGTCGGAAGCCCGCGTCGAGTTCACCAAGGTGGTCAACCAAGTCACCGGCGAGTGCTCAAGCGTGTACTTCGGGCATGCCCAGGATGCCGACAGCCTACGTGCCGTGGAGGTCGGGTACTTCTGGATTGACGAGGCGCCGCTGTGCTCGCAAGAGGCCTTCCGTGTCGCCATGGGGCGCATCCGTCAACCAGGTGTGCCTCACCGGGGATGGATCACCGGGACGCCGAAGGGCCGCAACTGGGTCTATCGCAGCTTCGTGGAGGAGCGCGACACGTGGCCTGCCGAGCGACAGAAGGCCTACGGCTTCCACACGTGGCGAACGCACGAGAACCCGCTGTACCAGGCGGAGCCGGAGTTCCTCAGAGCCCTCGAAGCTGAGTACGGACTTGGCAGCGACTTCTATGCCCAGGAGATCGAGGCCAGCTTCGTCACGTTTGCGGGGCTGGTGTACAAGGACTATGACCCGGCTCGCCACGACATACCCGGCCCGACTCCGCGCTTCGTGCGGGTCGTGGCCGGGGTCGACTGGGGCTTCCGGTCGCCGGGCTGCATCGTGGTCCTTGCAGAGGACGGGGCGGGCAACATCTGGCTTGTGGACGAGGTATATGAGCGGAACCGGGTGGTGAGCGGAAAGCCGGGCGACGACTGGGTTTCAGACGCCAAGGACCTGCGTGCCCGCTGGGGTGTGCAGGCGTTCTTCTGCGACCCGGAGGACCCGCACGCGATCTTTCAGTTCGCGGACGCCGGGCTGCCCGCCTTCCAGGCCGACAACCGGCGCATGCCCGGCGTCAAGGCCGTGCAGGCCCTCCTTGCCACGACCCGCCTGCGGCTGCTGGAGGGCGCGGCGCCAAACGTGGTGACGGAGTTCGGGCAATACCACTGGCGCACGGACCGTGACGGCAACCCGGTCGAAGACGCCGACCCGAGCAAAGAGTTCGACCACGCCATGGACGCTTTGCGGTACGCAGTCATGGGTCTGGCCATCGTGCCGGATGACGACTACATGCTCTACACAGACGACATCCTGCCAGGTTTCGAGGCAGAGCAATTGGGAGCGGCGAGACTGTGAGCATACTCAGCAGGGTCCGGGAGGCGTTCGAGGCACAGGCACTGCAGCGCCGAGCCGATGTGGCCTTCTCGCGCGTGCAGGAAACCATCGCCTCCCAGCTCGCGCAAGAGCTGACCGAGGAGGATAACGGGTGGCGCAAGCTCAGCGAGGGCAATGGCACCTACGACCTGAGCCAGAGCGAGCTGTCGGAGATACGCGCCAAGTGCATCAAGGCCTGGCAGATCGACCCGAGCCTCGGGCAGGCCGCAAGCCTGCTCGTCAGCGGTGCCTTCGGCAAGGGCCTGGACACTCCCCGGGCTGCCGACAGCCGCGTCCAGGAGGTTGTGGATAGGCTCTGGGAGGACGAGGACAACCGCCTGGCCCTGTTTTCGCGCGACGCCATGGCCCGCACCAGTAATGCCCTGATGCTCGAAGGCGAGCGGTTCCTCGCCGTGCACACGTCCGTCACGGAGAGCCGCGTGAAGCTCAGTGAGCTACCCTGTGCGGAGGTCGTGGACGTGGTGACGGCGCCAGAGAACTCCCTCAAGCCTGTCCTGTACCGGCGCGAGTTCCGCTCACAGACCTACGACGTGGCGGCCGGTCGCTACACGACGGGGGCGAAGAGGGTGGCCTACTACGCCGATTGGCGCTGCTGGCGGTATCTGCTGGACCCGGCGTTCGGCGAGGATGACCCCGATTGGGAAGAGGGCGTGGCCGACCTGTTGAGCCGCGCCGGCATCGGTGGCGAGGCCGGGCCGATAGCATTCGCCTACCACGTGAAAGCCAACACGCTCGGTCTCCGCGGCATCCCGGAGGCCTATCGGGCCTACGACTGGATCCGGTCGCACGCCCGGACCGTCTCCGACCTCGTGACGCTGAGCAAGGCCCTGGCCATGTTTGCCTGGCGGAAGAAGCTCAACACGAAGAGCGCCACCGCCATCGAGAACGCGGCCAAGATGTTCAGGACGCCTCCCAGCGGCCCGGCCGGTGTGCAGGTGGAGAACCAGAACGTGAGTCTCGATGCCATCAACGTGCCGACCGGGGGCGTGGGCAACCTGGAGGCCGCCAGCCGCCAGACCCACCTGCAGTCCATCCGGCCCTTCGGGTTCGGCGAGCACTACTACAGCGATTCGAGTACGGGCAACCTCGCCACAGCTACAGCGATGGAACTGCCCGCTATCTGGCGCATAGAAGACCGGCAGCAGACAGTCGGCACCATCTGCGAGGACCTGACTCGTCTGGCAGTCGAGCTGGCCATCATCCAGCAGGACTTCCCGAGCCGCCGCCTGCCGACTCGCGTTGACAGGGCCTTCGACCTGGACTTCCCGCCTGCTCAACCGGACAACCCGGCGACCACGGCAACCCTGCTGCAGGCACTCGCCGCCGCGTCCGGAACGCTGATCGACCAGCGGGAGGCTGCCTACCAGGCTTACACCGCCCTGGGCTCCAATGACGTGACCGAGCTTTTGGAGCGCCAGTTCCCGACGGAGGACAAGCTCGATGGTGATGCGCCGACGGTTGAGCCGGGAGCAGAGCCTATGTCGCAGACGCCGGACGAGACGACCGACGAGGAGCCGATAGCCGAGGCCAGGGCGCAGGAGGCGGTGCCGCCCTTTCCGGCGAGGTGACACGCGCGATGACGTGGAGCGCCGCTTCGCCGCCGAACTGCAGAGCCGCGTCATCGAGCCCTGGCACCGCAAGTGCTGGGCGTGGGTGCGACGACTCGAGCACGCACCGAGCGAAAAGGCCCTGACCGGCGCCATCCGCGCATCGTGCATGCCGAACCAAGCCGCCCTGCGGGATGTGCTGAACAAGTACATCCTGGGGGCCGCAGACTGCGGTGGGCAGGACGCGCTGGACGCGATCAAGCCTGCCGTCCTCCGGGCCGTCAAGGGCGAGAAGCGCACACAGGAGGCCATCCCGGTACCGGCATCGCCACCGAGTTCGGAGAGCGCGATATGGAAAGCCATTGAAGCGGAGTGGTTCGCCGCCGGCGGTCCGGGCGAGGTGCGCAAGAGCGCCATCCCGCTCCACGAGGATATGCGCTCCACTGTCCAGGAGCTACTCTCCCGGGGCGAGGGCTGGAACGCGCGGGACGGCTTCACGTTCCACTTGCGCGACCCTGAGTTGCAGCGGGAACTTCTCCGCCGTGGCGAGAAGATCAAGGGCCAGGTCACGGACACAATGCTATCGGATTTCCGGGACCTTATGGCGCAGCAGTTCTATCGCGAGGGCCTGCCGCCCGACCAACTCGCGTTGGAGATCGAGAAGCTCTTCCCGACGACCTACAAGGACCGGGCGCTCGTCATCGCCAACACGGAGACGGGCATCGCCTACGGGGTGACGAACCACGAGGCCAGCGTCCGCAATGGGGTAGACGGGCACGAGTGGCGGACCGCGGGCAGCAACCCGCGGGCAGCGCACTCTGCAGCGAGCGGACAGGTCCGGCCGATCACGCAGCCATTCATCGTCGGCGGCGAGCGGCTGATGCACCCGAGCGACCCGGCGGGCTCGGCGGGCAATATCATCAACTGCCACTGCCTGGAGTTGCCGGTGCTGAACGACGCGCGGTTCGTGCCCGCAAAGCCCTGGACGGGGCAGCCGGCGAGGGAACTCGCCCGCGAGATCATCAAGGCCGTGGTCGCCACGGTGCTGCAGGAGGTGACGAGGTGAGCAAGCCCTACGAGACCGAACTGAGAGTGACCGAGTTCCTCCCCGCGGGTTCCGTGGAGGCCCTGGGCGACGGTGACTATCGGGTGATGTTCCTGGCGCACGGGACGACCAAGACCGGCCACCCCCCCCGCTACTACCCGAAACGAGTCTTGGAGGCGGCCGTCGCCGCCGCCATCTTCGACGGCGCGAAGATGTACCTGAACCACGTGAAGCCCGGCCGTGACGTGCCCCACCGGGACCTGCGGGACTGGGCGGCGACCATCAAGCCCGGCTCGGTCCGCTGCGTGGAGGGCAATCTGGAAGCCGTCTGCCACGCCCACCTGGCAGAGGCACGCGCCATCCTGGACGACCCAGTCGCAAAGCTGTCCGTGGGTCTTTCCCACGACAGCAACATCCGAGTCAGCAAAGGCCGCGTCGACGGTGCCGACGTGCACGTGGTCGAGGCCATCGCACACTGCCATTCCGTGGATTTTGTCCCGGACGGCAATGCCCACGGGCGCGTCATTGAGGCGGCCCAGGAACAGGAGATTGACATGGCTGAACTGACGCCCGAGCAGATGGAAGAGATCACCAAGCGCGTTACCGAGGCCGTTGCCGAACCCGTCGCGAATGCCGTGGCCGCGAAGATTGCCGAGACGCAAAAGGCCGCCGACGATGCCGCGAAAGCGGAGGAAGCGAAGCGCCAGCAGGAGGCCGCAGACGCCGAGAAGCCCGATGCCGACAAGGCCCTTGAACAGCGGGTGGCAGAGGTCGTAGCTGCGAAGACGGCCGATGCCGAGAAGCGCGTCGCAGAGGCCGCCGACCGCATCAAGGCGTTGGAGGACGAGCGGGCCGCCAGCAAGACGCTGGAGATCATCACCGGCATGGTGCAGGCCCGCGACGATCTGAGCCCCGTCTCCCAGACCCGCGTGATCGAGGGCTTCTCGGGCCAGATCATCGCCCCCGACCAGATCGGCACCCGCGTGCAGGAGGCCTGCGACCGCGAGCGCACCTACGCCCTGGAACTCCTGCAGGCAGCCGGGGTGCGCACCAAGGTCACCGGCTCCGGCGCCACCGACACCGGCCGCGCGCAGGAAGCTACGAAGGCCTATGAGGACGGCTTCACCGAGTTCGCCCGCAACATGGGCGTGGATGCGAAGACTCTCAAGGCCATGCAGGAACTGCCGCAATAGCAGCAAGCGCCGCAAAGGACAATAGCGCAAACACTCAGGCCTCGCCGATTGGCGAGGCTTTGTCAGTTCTGAGGTGAGATGGAATGGCGAACTACGTGGATGTGAACGCAAAGAAAACCTATGCCATAGAGTCCAGCCGGATCGCCATTGAGACCACGGACACGACCCTGGATGACGTGACCAGCGGCGACCTCGTGATTGCCGGGGCGCTGGTCGGGGTCGCTGTGGCGGACTATGACTCCGACACAGACCTGGTGGTGATCGATACCCGCGGCTGCTACGAGTTGAGCGTCATCGGCAAGGACACCGGCGGCTCCTCGTGCGCCATCGCCGTAGGAGACTGGCTCTATTACGACCCGGCAGCAGACCAGATCAACCGCGACTATAGCAACGGCATCTGCATCGGGCGCGCCCTGGAGGCCATCGGCTCCGGCCTGACCGCCACCATCGGCGTCGAGATCATCCCGATTCCGTGGTCGGACTGCCTGGCCATGGTGGCCGCCGCCGTCGCGTAGTAGCACTCACAACAACGAAACGAGGTGACCTATCATGGGTCTGCCTGCAGTCAGTTTGGTTCCGCCGATCGTAGACGAGGACACGTCCGGGGGCCGGGAGATCAATGTCCGTACGCTGGTCAAGCGCCAGCAGGAGGCAATGCGCTCCGGCCGTGTGCAGGAGGTCATGAGCACCAGCGACCTCACATACCTGGCCGACGTGATCGACCGCGGCCTGATGGTCTCGTACTTGGACGATTCGATCCCAATCACATACCCGATGCTCGGAAAGCGCCGGGACACGACCACCCTTGCCCGCGCCGGGTCTGGCCACGGCGTAGACTACCGGCTCAATGCCGCGCGGCTGATCCCGCAGGTGGCAGAGGGCGCAGACTACACCACCATCGACCCGAGCGACGAGAGCTTCGAGGCACACACGTACAAGTACGGCGTCAACTGGCCTGTGACGTGGGAGACGTGGCTGTCTGACAACCGGGACCTGGGGCTTCTGATGGAGTATCCGCAGTCCTGGGGCCTGAGCGCGCGCTACACGCAGCAGTATCTGTTCACCAGCGCGTATGCCCACAACACCACGCTCTTCACCGCCGGGCAGGGCAACTACATGAGCGGTGCGGGCAGCAACCTCACCGCGGAGAACCTGGCCACCGGCGTCAACGCCATCCGGAACTTTGCGGACCCCGCCGGAAACGTGAGTGTCTACGCCGGACCGCTCTATCTGGTGGTACCTCCCACGCTGGAGTGGACCGCGCGCGCCCTCGTGGAGAGCACCGTGGTAACAACCGGCAATACCGCCAGTATCCCTGTCAACAACCCGGCCGCCCGTTCCGCCACCGTCGTGGTCGACCCATTCCTCGAGGCCATCGACAAGAGCTACGGAACGACCGGTTGGTACCTCTTTGCCGACCCGCGCATCCGGCCCGCCGTGCGCTACGGCTTTTTGCGCGGCTACGAGACGCCATCCATCTACGTCCGCGAGGCCGACGCGCGGATGCTGTTCGGCGGCGCTACCGACCCCTTCGACGGCGACTTCCTGACCGACGAGATCGCGTTCAAGCTGCGATTCACGTTCGGCGTCGACGCCGCCGACTGGCGCGGCGCCTACCACTCCACCGGCGAGGCCAAAGCCAAGTAGCGGACTCATGAGCACGGCGGCCCCCTCCCCGCCCAGTGGGGCGTTCTGTCTGTTGCCCGTGTGCCAGCGGGACGCCCCACGCCCCACATACGACGAGAGGAGCAGACACCATGCCCGTCCTGTTCACCTACGATCCGACGACGGACGCCGGCATGGTCCGCCTGCTTACCGATGACGCCGATCCCGACAACTACGCGTTCACCGACGCCGAGATCGCCGCGGTCTACGCGGCCAACGGGAGCAATGTGCTGCGGACAGCGGCTCGGCTCTTGGAGATACTCGCCACCAACCACAGCAAACTTGCCATCAGAGTCGGTCGTGGCGACGTATCAGAAGACCTCACCCAGGTCGCCAAGAACCTCCGTGATCAGGCGGACCGCTACCGGACGCAGGCCGATGAGTCAGACGACACCGGAGCCTGCCTGGAGGCCTCGGTCTCTCCATCCTACGAGCGGTTCAGCTACACCCGGAACATCCTGCTCGACCGTGACGACGAGGTGCGAACGTGAACCGCGCCAGCGTCGCCAGTACGCTCACAGACCTGTATAGCCGCAGTGCCGCCAGCCTGCTGGAGATCGAGCACCAGGGCACAGGGGATACGAACGCCCCGGCATTCGGCACCGTCGCCACTGACCATCCCGCACTACTGCTGCAGCTCAATGCTCGCCAGAGGCAGAGCCGCGCAGAGGCCTATTCAAGCCCAGTGACTCATCAAGCGTTTTGCGAGGACCTCGAAGACTTGGAGATTGGGTGCCGCGTGCGGGAAACGTACCGCAAAGCTGAAAACGGGACCTGGGTTGTCATCCCGCGCGATCAGCAAATTCGCTGCACGGTGCTGGGCAAGGAGCGCGTTCCCGGCCTGCCGGAGCCGCACAGTCAAGTCCGGCTGGACCTGAATCAGGTGAGCACGACGAGATGATGAAGCTCACGTTCATCGGCGAGGCCGCGGAGGAGTTGAACCTCGCCACCATGCGC